GTGGATGGTCCCCACGCTGATGCTCGACGATCCGGACCTCAGCGAGGCGAACCGGATCATCCTGGCGCCGTTCCGCAACTGCCTGCGGAAGATGGACGTGCTCGCCGACGAGGACCTCGATCCGCCGGTGCCCGAGCAGTACAACGATCTCGACCTCGAGCTGAAGATCTCCACGGCGTTCTACAACTGGGTCCAGACCGAGGGCGCGCCGCCGGTGATCGAGACCCGGTTCCGCGACTACGTGGACCTCGTGGTCTATGAACTCAAGAAGAAGAACCCGCCGGCCGCGGCGAGCCCAGGCGCCGGCGCCGCGCAGGGCATCCCCCCCGGCGGCCCCCCGGCGCCGCCGCCCGGCCCCATGCCGCCGATGCCCGGCGGAGTGCCGCTCATGCCGAGCGGCCCCCTCCCCGCGCCGCCATCGATCGGCGCCATCCCCCCGCCCGGCGCGATGCCGATGGCGGCCTGACCCGAGGATCCCATGTCCGACGCCCAGCCCACCGAAGCCCCCGCCGCCAGCCCGACTCCCGCGCCAGCCGAGAGCGCTCCCGATCGCCCTGGCGCAGGCCCGGCCCACCGCGCTGCCGGAGAGCTGCCGCACGTCACGCGGACCGTGAAGCACGGAGCCGTGGTCGCGGAGCCGGCGCGCGCCGAGGGCGACAGCGTGCGCACGCTGCGGTCGAGCTCGACGCCGGCCCGATCATTCACCGAGCACCAGCGGCAGATGCTCGCGAACCTCGACAAGTACGACAGCTTGACAGCGCCCGCCGGTGGCGATCCGGCCGAGCGGGAGCCGCCGGCGGCCACCCCGGCGCCCGCCGGCGCCGAACAGCCCGCTCCCGCGAAGCCCTCCGATGCCGCCCCCGCCACACCCCCGGACCCCGATCTCCCGGCGCGCGCGGCACGCCTGGCCGAGCACAACAAGCGCTTGGTCGCCCGCGTCGAGCAGCTCGAGCAGCATCGCGGCGGCGATCCCGACGAGCGCCTCCAGGCCCTCGACGCCATCGAGCGCGGACTCACGACCGACACCCTCGGCTCGATCCGCAAGCTGGTGGCGCTGAACATCGGCGCCAAGGACGCGGCCGCGCCGGAGGTCGACCGCATCATGGCCGGCGTGTACGCCGAATGGACCGCGGCCGAGCTCAAGGTCGAGATGGACCCCGCGCGGCGCGCGCTGCTCGAGAGCGAGCGCAACCGCCTGCTGATCGAGCGCGACAAGCGCGACCGCGACGCCGGATCGAAGGCGTCCGAAGCACGCGTTGCCGCTGAGCGCGAGCAGCAGCACCACGCGGACATCGGCCGCCGGCTCGATGCTCACCTGTCCGAGGCCAAGCATGCCGATCGGTTCCCGCTGCTGATGAAGCATGCGCGCACGTTCGATGGCCAGGCGCCCGGCGAGCTCCTGTACACCGCGATCCGTCGCGGGATTGCCGCGGGAGAGTTTCCCGCCGGAACCGATGACGCGACCCTGATCAATCACTACTCGAAGGAGATCGAGACCCACTACAAGGGCCTCCGCGACCAGATCGCGGAGCCAGCAACCAGCACCGCAGCACCAGCTCCAGCCCCCGTTCCCCCGACGGACAAGAAAGCGGACGCGACCGAGACCGGCGTCCGGACCATCACGAACGCGAGCGCGAGTGTCGCGCCGCCGGCGCCGCCGGCCAAGCCGACAACCCCAGACCCGACCGACAAGCCGAACCCGAAGAAGTGGCGCAACGAGACCGAGCGCCGTGCCTCCCTGGCCAAACACTACTTCCCGGACGACTGACGATCGACTGATCGCGGTGCTCCATCCAAGGAGCACGACACGTGACCGCTTTCACGCTTGCGAATCAAGACGCCTTCCTCAAAGACGTCTACACCGACGAGAAGATCCTCGAACAGTCGTTCGGGGACAACCCGTTCCTCGGCTTCGTCCAGAAGTCCCGCGGCAAGACCGCGGGCGGACGGCGTTACATCCAGCCTGTCGAGTACGCGAACCCCAGCGGCGCTGGTGCCGACTACGGCTTCGCGATGACCGACAGCTCGGTCAGCAAGTACCTCGATTTCATCCTCTCGCGGATGAAGCAGTACCAGCGGATCCAGATCAACAACGAGCTGCTCTACGCGACGGAGAAGAAGTCCGACGCGTTCGTCCAGGCGCTGAAGGAGTTCGACCGCGGGTTCAAGTCCCTGGGCGAGAAGATCGGGCGCCGCCTGTACCGGACCCAGGGCGGGTCGCTGGGCCAGCTCGCGCTCCCCGCCAGCCCCGGCACCAACACCACCACGCTGACGTTCACCGACGCGGCGGCGTGCTTCAACTTCACGGTCGATCAGATCCTCCAGTTCTCCACGACCGACGGTTCCGGCTCGCTGCTCGACGGCGGCGACACCACGGTCGTCACCGCGGTGGACGAGGAGAGCAACAGCGTCACGGTCGCCGACAACCTCGGCGTGAAGATCTCCGGGATCACCACCAGCTCCTTCGTGTTCCAGCGCGGCGACTACAATGCGTGCCTCTCGGGCCTCGCGGACTGGCTGCCGGGCGACACCGCGACGCGGAACACGCTGCTCGCGGCGAGCTTCAACAACATCGTCCGTTCGGTCAACCCGGTCCGGCTCGGCGGCGTCTACCTCGACGGCCGCACGATCGGTGACCTCGACGCGGTGATCATCAAGCTGGTCGCCAAGATCGTGAAGTATGGCGGCAAGACGTCGCACATCTTCGCAAACCCCGAGACGATCAGCGACCTCGAGATCCTGTCAAACTCGAAGATCCGGATCCTCAACGAGGTGACGACGAACGTCGAAGGCCCGAACGGCGAGCTCGCCATCGGGTTCAGCGGCTACGAGGCGCTGTGCGGCGGCCGCAAGGTCGAGATCTACCCCGACCGCAACTGCCCGAGCACCCGGCTCTATCCGGTCCAGCTCGACACGTGGACCCTCTGGCACACCGGCGAGTGGATCAACTGGACCGGCGAGGCCGCGACCGGGATGCGCCTGCGCCCCTCGGAGAACGAGGACAGCGTCGAGGCGCGCCTCGGCAGCTACCAAAACCTCGGCTGCAGCGCGCCCGGCTGGAACGGCGTCGCCCAGCTGAACCCGAGCTCGTGAGGACAGGACCATGACCACCCCCAATGGACAGCGCCGCCCCCTCGAGACGCCGCGATCGCAGGTCGTGGACCTCTTCGCGACCCTCACGGGCAACGGCAGCGGCAACCTCATCAACGCCGATTCCGGCATCAACGGCGGCGGCGAGATCACGTCGGGCACGCACACCGGGACCGGTACCTACACGATCGTCTTCGCCAAGAAGTGGAGCCAGCTCGTGCAACAGCCGAGTTTCTCGTTCATGGACGCCACGGCCTCCAACATCCTCGGCTTCGATGGCTACACGACCGCCATCGACGTCACCGCCGGCACCGCGACATTCGTGTTCGCAGTCGGCAGCGTCGCCACGGATCTCCCTGCCACCACCACCGTCACCGTTCGCTGGACCGTGCGTCCCGTGAGCAAGAACTGAGGACACCATGGACCAGACTCGCCTCAACACCGTCGGGAACTTCGATCCGACCACCATCGGTCAGCTGGCTTGCGACACCAGCTCGCTCGTCGACTTCGTGTCGACTGCGGGCGCGCTCGACATCACCAAGTACGTGAGCGATCTGACCATCAGCGGAGCGCCGGCGTTCACGCTGGCTGCGCCGACCTACGCGGGGCAGCGCAAGGTGATCCGCTGCATCGCGGCGACATCCACGCCCCTGGGCACCCTGACGATCTCGGCGCCCGACACCACCACTGGTTTCGTGCTCTCCTCGACGTTCACGTTCGACACCGTCGGGCAGGGCATCGAGCTGATCGCAACGTCGTCACTGAAGTGGCGAGCGACGCGCATCCAGCGCGCCGGCGGGGTCGCCGATGCCGTCGTGGTCGGCACCACCGTGCTGACCGGTTTCAACCTGTGGATTCGCTACTGCCTCTCGGTGACCGGCACAGTGTCGTCGACCGGCACCAAGGGACTGCCGAACGGTAGCGCGATCGGCGAGCGCTGCATCGTCACCAACTCGACCGCCGCCTCCACCCCGGTAGGCAGCATCGACGGGACGTTCACCGGCATGATCAACGAGGCGTACACGCACCTCGGCGCGATCGGCGTGGCCGCTTCCACGACCGTCACCGGTGACATGGCGATCCTCGAGTGGACCGGATCGTCGTGGAGCGTCATCTTCCAGAACGGCTGCACCCTGTCCTAGCCCCAGAGTCGAGAGTCGGGAGCAATCATGACGTCCAATTTCGTATATGGCACGCCGGTGTTCCCGGCTCCCAAGGTCGACCGCAGTACGCCGAGCGACATCACCCGGGAGGTGGCAGCGAGCGACATGAACTTCGCGTTCGCGGCGCTCAATGACCTTCGCACGGCGGTCCTCGTGAACCCGGTCAACGTGCTGCAGTACGGCGCGGTTGGCGACGGAACGACGGACAGCACGCTCGCCATCCAAGCTGCTCTCGATGCAACGCAGGGCCGCGCGCTGTATCTACCCAGGGGCAAGTACCTGGTGACGTCCACGTTGCTCATCACCACGCGAAGCCATCATATCGTCGGGGATTTCGCGAACCGCAACGCGGACGGCGGCACGGAGATATCGTTCACGGGCACCGGGCCGTGCATCCAGATCGGAACCGACGACGGCAACGCCTGGGACGCCAACGAGTACAACGGGCCCCAGGACCAGTTCTTCGAGAACCTGTGGATCTCGCACGGCGCGCCCGACACCGCGCTCGTGAGCAACCCCGGCGGCTCGCCCGCCTACAAGGCCGGCGCGTATGGGATCTGGGACTGGCGCGGCGGGCAAGTTGTGCTCCGCAACGTCGGCCTCGAGAACTTCGAGGCCAACTTCGCGGGCGTGCAGTCGGACATCGACCTGTTCGATTACGTGGTGTCGCTGTACAGCAAGTACGGGCTGTACTTCGGTCCGCGCAGCGACCAGGCGACGATCCGCAACCTCTACAGCTTCAACTGCGACCGGGCCGTGACCGTCGACCGAGCCGGCAAGATGCGCATCGTCGACGCGCAGCTCGTGGGCTGCGGGACTCCAACCAGCAGCGCGATCGAGGTTCGACAG